CTAATACCGCATTGGGAAATCTAAAAGAGCATTTTGATAAGATTGAACAATCAAGCGGTAAGGCAAGCGTTGGTATTGATGGCTTTTCAGACAAAGCGGATAAGGCGTCAAAATCCAGTAAAAAAGCTGGTGATGAAGCTAAAAAAGCGTCAAATGCTCAAAAAGGCTTGGCAGCATCATTTAAAGAAGCCACAGCCGTCGCAGCGGTTGGCTTTGCTGCTATCTCAGGCACGGTGGCACTATCAATCGGCAAAGCAAATGAATTTGAATCAGCTTTGGCAGGTATCTCAAAAGTCGTGGACTTTAAAAGCCCTGACGGACTAAAAGATATGCGTGCAGAGCTTGAAGCGCTTAGTACGCAAATTCCTTTGACATTTACAGAGCTTGCACAAATTACAGCGGCAGGCGGTCAGCTTGGCGTCGCTGAAGAAAACTTGATTGCATTTACAAAATTAACCGCTGACATGGCAACTGCTTTTGATATATCTGCTGAGTCAGCAGGTGATAGCATGGCTAAACTTGCTAATATTTTCAGTAAGCCGATTGAAGAGATGGGCGAATTTGGCGATATGATTAACACTATATCAAATAATATGCCTGCCAAAGCTTCTGAAATTGTCGAATCATTAACACGAATTGGCGGTACGGCTAAAGCGTTTGGTTTAGCTGAAAAAGAAGCGGTCGCACTAACAAGTGCAATGATCTCATTGGGTAAAGCGCCTGAAGTAGCAAGTACAGCGATTAACTCAATGCTAACAACTTTATCGACACTTGATGTTGCAGATAAAGATGTAGCGGCATCACTAAAAGCCATGGGGCTAAATGCTCAAGAATTTGGTAAGACAATCAGAGAAGATGGCTATAAAGCTATCATGCAACTGCTTGAAGGCATTGAGCAATTACCAAAGGATCAGAAAATTGGCATTGTGACCGATTTATTTGGTAAAAACTTTGGCGATGATATTGTGCAATTAGCAGGTGCACCTGATGTTTTAGAGAAAATTAATGAATTGTTAGCCGAACAACAAGGCTATATCGGTTCAATGGCTCAAGAAGCGAAAAATGTCTCAAGCACGAGTGAAGCACGCAATCAGATGTTTTTAAACTCTCTGGAAAATGCAAGCGCCGCTTTGGGCGAAGTGTTTAAACCTGCGCTTGATAGCGTCAGAGATGCAGTCATTCCTGTGCTTAATGCATTCGCTGACTTCACAAAAGAAAATCCGACCTTTGTCGCTGCTATCGTAGGTATCGCAGGCGCATTTACTGGCGTTTTAACAATCCTTGGTGGCGTATTAGCTGTATTGCCAATTTTGGCATCAGGTTGGGCGATATTAACCGCAGGCGCAACGGTTGCTGTTGCACCAATCTTGGGTGTTGTCGCTGCTATCGCTGCTGTCGTCGCTGTCGGTGCACTATTGTATGATAACTGGGACTTAATCAAAGCCAAAGGGCAAGAGATTTGGGCAGCAGTCAGTGACTATGCAAGCCAAGCTTGGGAAAGCATACAACAAGCTTGGCAGGGCGTTGGCGAATGGTTTGGCGAGCTTTGGGATAAAGTCAAACAGACCTTTTTTGATTGGTTATCACAAATGCCAAAACCAGTACAAGAGATGGTTGCCAACATTGGTGAAATATTTAGCACGATTGGGGAGGTGGTAGGGGCGGTTTGGGATGGCATTGCCGATATTGCTAAAAGTGTGTGGCATGCGATAACAGAATTTGTCTCTTTTGCCATTGATAAAATAAAGCCTGTTATCAAATCTGTTTTAGAGTTTTTTAAAAACGCATGGGACGGCTTGGTCGGTATTGCTAAAACCGTTTGGCAGGCGGTTGTCAGTGTTGTTAGCCATGTTTTTGATAAAATATCTGGCATTATCAGTACACAATTTGAAGCCATGAAAGCGATTTTTATGGCAGGTGTTACCATTTTTGCCAGCATTTTTAATGCAGGCTTTGAGATGGTGAAAACCATCTTTAGCACCGCTTTTAAAGTGATAAAAGCCGTATTAACTGGCGATATGCAGGGCGTAAAAGACGCCATCAAAGATGGTTTTCAAAAAGCCGTTGATATCTTAAAAAAATTGGTTGGTAACATTGTAGATGCCTTAAAAAAACTTGGCAAAGATTTACTACAAGTTGGGCGTGATGCCATGCAGGGCTTTATTAATGGTATCAGCGAGAAAATAGATGCAGCGGTTAGCAAAGCCAAAGAGATGGCAAGTAGCGTAAAAAATGCGGTTACAGGCTTTTTTGACATTCATTCGCCGTCTCGTGTGATGAAACAAGTTGGTGGCTGGATATCAGAGGGCTTGGCAATTGGTATTGCCTATAAAGCACCGATAGCCGCCAAAGAAGCCAAAAACCTTGCTAAAAGCGTAAAAAATGCCCTTGAAAGCGACCTTCAAAAAACCGCAGAAGAGATATTTTTAACCAAACAGCACATTAAAGGCAACCCATACGCCCAGCTAACCAAAGACATTGCCTTTGGTAAATACGGCAAACAAGACACTAGCCGATTACAAAAGTTGGCACAAGAGCAAATCTTACAAAGCAATATTTTAACGCTCACCCAACAGCTGCATGAAGCCCAGCAAAATCTCGCCAATGTGGGGTTGACTAATATTGAAATCATGCAAAGACAATATGATGAAACCGACAAATCTGTCCGAGCGTCTTTGGATTTGTTTGAGCAAGTCAAGAAAACAAGTCAAGAGCTAATTGATGCAACCAATCGCCATGAGGCGACCCAAGAGTTTGAAAGCACGCTAAAAGACATCAAAAAACAGATGGCAATTATGGGTAGTCAAGATCCATTGGCTGAGTTTTTATATGACTTACAAAACGCTGAGAAATATGCTTATTATACCACTGAGCAGTTGGCAACTCTTAAAGATGAGATGATTAAGCTACAAAATGCCAAAGACGCCAAACAAGCAAGCGATGGCATTGAGGAAAGTCTAAAAGATATTAACAAACAGCTGGCATTGCTAGGCAGTAATCACCCCTTAGATGACTTTTTTTATGAGCTTGAACAGACAGACAAATACGCCCATGCGACCACTGATGAAATCAATGAGCTAACAGACGCTATCTTTAAGCTACAAAATGCCAAAGATGCTCTAAATGCTAAACAAGCATTTGATACGCTAATGAAAGATACAGCACTGGCAAATGAAACGCCAGCTCAAAGGCTACAGCGTGAATATGATGAAAAAATGGCGGTAATTGATAGGTATGAGCAAATGCACAGCGATAAGCTTGAAAATGCCACAAGCCTAAGACAGCAAATCACCGAGCGATATGAGCAAGCCGAAAAAGATGCTAAAGTCAAAAACTATCAAGAGCATTTAACAGCATTTGCAGGGTTTTTAAAAAACACAGCAGGTGAGCAGTCCAAAGCCTACCGTGTGATGTTCGCTGCGTCAAAAGCCTATGCCTTGGCGGATGTGGGCGTTAAAATGGGTAAGGCGGTTGCTGATGCTTGGGCAGACCCATCAGCGGTGACAATTTGGCAGAAACTTGCCAATGTCGCCAAAGTGTCTTTGGAACAGGGGCATGTGTTAAGCATGATTAACGCCATTAGCCCCAAAGGGTTTGCCACAGGGGGCTACACAGGCAACATGGGGATAAATCAGGTGGCAGGGGTAGTACATGGTCAAGAATATGTACTAAATGCTAAAGCTACAAAGCGTATCGGCGTTGGCAATCTTGAACGGCTAAACCGTGGTGATGGCATTGGTGGTCATGTCAATCATATTAATGTCCATGTAACCGTAAACTCTGACGGTAGTAATGTCCAAGCCGATACCCAAATGGGTAAAACCATGGGCGAAGCCATGGCAAAAATCGCTCGGCAAGTCGTGATACAAGAGAGCAAACAAAACGGACATCTTGACAGGCTATACCGCAGATAAGCAAAAACCCAACTGTTTGCACCAGTTGGGTTTTTTATTACCCCTTTAAACGGTACTTAAAAGGATAATTTATGGTAAATTTTAACATAGAATTGGCAAAAAATGAAAACTTTTACATGGGACATATCGGCAGACAGTAGCGAAACAACCGACTTAAATACCACCATAACCGCCTTTGGTGATGGCTATGAGCAGGCGGTCAGTTTTGGCATTAACAACAGCCGTAAATCATGGCAGTGTAGCAGGACTGATAAAAAAGCGGTGATTGATGAGATTTACCGCTTTTTAATTGACACAAAAGGCGTTGAACCTTTTAACTTTAAGCCTTTAACCGATGAACCAAGTATCAAAGTCCGCCTAGATGGTGAGGTATCACGCCAAAAGACGGGGGGCGATGTTTGGCAAATTGGGTTTACTTTAAAGCAGGTTTTTTAAACCAAACCGCCCATCTGATGAGCGGTTTTTTAACTCGCCGACATTAATGTCGTCGACATACCCACAGCCCTTGTAAATCAAGGGCTTTTTTAGGAGCAAAACAATGAGTGAAACAACTCTAACCGAACTATCACGCACCGAAGCGACGGTATTACAGAGCTTTATCGCACAGGTGGACTTTTGGAAAAACCAACACGGCGATAAAGCTGCCACCATTGAAGTCATCTACTACCCTGAGGATGACGGCTTTGAGGTGGCGAACGGTGAGCCTAACAACGGCGTGCTAAAACGCAATCGCACCACAGCGTTTCGTGCTGACCTTTTGGCATGGGCATCTAACCAGTTACGCCAATTACAAGGCTGGGACAACAGCCAAACGGTCACCGAGTTTAGCCTATCTTATAAAAATGACCGTTATGGGGTGCGTGCTGCCCTTGCCAGTGAAGCCACCGACAAGGCAGATGATGGGGATGATGCTAAGAACACAGATTAACAGCTGATGGCTTTATCATCTGTTCATTGACTGTCTGTCAAGGGGGCAATACCGCCTCTTTGGCAGGTTTGGGAGTAAATCACATGAGTTTTAACACAGACATACAACAAACCACCGTACAAGGCTTTATTACCTTGTACGAATTAGACGCACGAAAATTGGGCGGTGAGATTTACCGCTTTCATGGGCATAACGATGGGGTGATTAGATGGCAGGGGCAGGATTTTCATCCCATCGCCATCAAGGCAGACGGCCTTGAAATGCGTTCAGATGGCAGGGCAAGCACGCCTAAGCTTAGCATTGGCGATAAGATTAATGGCATACAAGGGGCGGTATCAGCCCTTTGCCGATTGTATGATGATTTTGCAAGGGCTAAGCTTACTGTAA